ACTTTAGCGTGGAGATTAAAGAGGCTGAAATAGAATTGTCTGATACACAACTAGAAGGAATAATTAATAGCCTAAAAGCTGGCGAAATTAATAGTTTAAGAATAGTAAGTAAAGATAAGAATAATAATAGTAGTATAAATAGTAATAGTAAGGCATATAGTAATAGTAATATAGGCATAGAGGTATCATATCCTACTCCTACTAATACTCCTACTACTACCATAACTCAGCCTAAAATGACTTATGAAGTCTCTATGTGCCTGAATTACTTACAATTACACCGTGTTTTTTGTGGCGGCAAATTCACCCTTGGAGGTCGCTTTTATGGAGCAATTTACCAGAGAATTTCTAAAGATTTAAGACCTTTTATTTTGATAAATGGAGAGCCTACCATTGAGCTGGATTACTCAGCTTTACATATCAGAATGTTATATCACATGGTAGGAATAGACTATCAAGAAGACCCATACTTATCAATTTCAGATGGTCCAGAAGATAGAAGAGATTTGAAATATGTTATGTTGATAGCAATAAATGATAAGACAGAGAATTCTGTAAAATATTCTGTGGCAAAAAAATGTGCTGAAGATAAAAGAGATATTATACCACACTGGAAAACAGATATGTATCTACAAAGATTTAAGGAATATCATAAACCTATAGCAAACTTTATCACCTCAAACAAAGGCATAGAACTACAATTTGAAGATTCACAACTCATAGATACCATACTTCAGTCTTGTATGAAACAGAACATTCCAGTCCTACCAGTCCATGATTCAGTTATATGCCCTATATCCAATAAAGATATAGTTTATGATATTATGAGAGAAGAATATAAAAAGAGACTTGGTTTTTACCCGGTAATAAAATAAGGAGAGTTAATTATTTAACTACGCTTTAAGTAGTTAGGCAGTTTTTGCCATAAAATTAAAAGGAGAACATAGAAAATGAAACTACTGAAATGGATATATAACAATGATAGATTGTATTTTACCTTGGTAGGTATAGTAGTGGTAGTATCTGTAATGATTAGTATTATCAGGTAGTTATGTTAGATGGAATAATTAAGTCAATTAAAACAAATGCCGTAGAAGTAATAATTAATAAGAAGTATTTGCATGAATTAGTTCCCGAACATGATAACATACTCAATAGTAGTAGGGCTTGGTCCTACATGGGATATAATTTCACTGTGTCTCATATGCCAGATGGCATAGTAGGCATAATAATTAGTAATGACAATGATGTGAAAGTAATAAAGGAGAAATAGAGAGATGGAAAATATGGATAGACCTATATTAGTATATGACAATGCGTATTGTGTTGTATTAATTAAGGCGTGTTTTAAATCTACTGGAAAAAATATCTTAATAAACAAATCCAAGATAAAAAAATTGATATTACAAAAGGTAGAAAAAATAGAAGATAACTATGGACTTGATAGAGAAGATCAATGTAGTGATATTATTTTTAATTTCTTATCAAAATCAAAGATAATGAAAATAGACAACGATAAAGGAAGCCCTACTACTTTTATATTACAATATGTATTCAATCAATTAAGAAACATAGAGGCTAAATTGAGAAGGAATACTTATTATTGTAAAGAGGAGGATATAATGAATAAAATAAATAATGTGGCGGGTATAATTGATAATGAAAGTATAATAGAGATTATGATGGAAGGGGTTGATTTTAATAATCCAGAAAGCCTAATGATGCAGAAAGAAATGGTGGAGGCTTTATACAAGACATTTACTATTAGCGAAGTAGAAAGTATAGCTTCTGGCAACAATTTATCTAAAGAGTTGCAAAGTAAGCTAAAGAACTTTAAGGCTGAGTGGCTAAACAACTAGTAATTCAACTATTGGCTAATTAGCATCTATTGGATTGGCTATTTAACAACTAGTAGTTTCTAATGTGAGGCATAGGATATATATATTGTCATTTGGTGAGGGGGGTCCCCCCAAAAAAATGAAAAAAAATGCATTTATTTTACAACTATTTTATAAGTTATTGATTTAACAGGAAATAAATTTTCAATTATTTTAGGAGAAATTAAGATTATGACAAGGGATGAGATTTTTGGATTAATGAAAGAAATAAAAGCAACCGAAGACAGAATGAACAATCTGATAGAACTATTAGAAGACAATGCTGCTTCTATATCTTTGGATGATAAAGAGTTATTAAACTATTTCTATTGGAAAACCAACATACCAATGAAAAATATAGCAAAAGGATTAGGCATACCAGTATCAACCATAAACAAATATGTAGATAAGAACACTACTATTGAAGTTAAATTGGAATGTGGTCATACTATGATATTTCCTATTACCAGCAGATATAATAAATCTCCAAAAGCACCTGAAAGGTGTGTAGCATGCGATGCTAAATATCAAGATGCGTTGGAATTAAAAATGGAAAAACACCATGAGCAATTTATTAAAGGACATCGAGAATATGTTCTACTACTACAAGAACTAAAAACAATGCCTTATACTGAATATTTGAAGACAGGCCACTGGAAATCAGTTAGAAATGGGGCTTTAAGGAAAGCATGGTATAAATGTAGTTTATGTGGTAATACCTCGGAATTACATGTCCACCATAATAATTATGAAAATAGAGGATGTGAAAAGGATAGTGATTTAATAGTATTATGTAAGGATTGCCATGAGAAATATCATGATAAAACATATAAGGAGAAATTATTATGAAGAAAATAAAAAAGAACTTACCAGCTAAATTTGAAGATAAAACACTTCAGGTAATATTAACACAGGCAGGACTTCCACAAGAATTTAGAACCATTGGTAAAAAAGAACTACAAGTAATTGCTGATAATATGCCAGCAGTTTATAGAAACATGGAAATTTATGGCAGGAAAAACAGCCAAGTTATGGGCAAAATGATGTCCTTACAGATGTTAAGACATGGACCATATAATGCCATAAGGCAATGTGATAGTATGATAAATAGCAAGAGAGAGGCACTCAAAGAGAATGGTTTCAAATTAATGAAAGAAAACAATGATTTAGAACTATTATATGAACAATTATTAGATGATAATTTAACAAAACACCAAAAGAAAGATATAGAAATAGACATAATGAAGAAAGAATGTGGTATAGCTGATGCAAGAGTATCAATTGAGCATGCATTAAAAGAGATATATATGTATATGATGACTAAAAAAGAAATAATGGAGAAGCATAATATATCAGATACTTGGTCAGAAGAAGAATTTATTGGTGCAGAAATAAAAGAAAACATACAGACTGCCTTCCAGCATGCAGTTAGAGACATACAAATGACAGGAAGGCTAAATGTAGGCACTTGTGAATGGTTAGAACAGTTTGGTATTAATCCAGCTATAGCATTAGTAGAAGTAGTTGAATATCTAAAGACCTTAAATTCTACTTCAGATATAACTAATTTGTATTCTTTTTATGATGATATGTATGATAGGTATAAAGATGAGTATAAAAAAGCCATGGATAGGCTTGGCATTAAGAATTTAATAACAGAAGAAATATCATATAAGGAGGACTAGACATGAAAGAAAATTTATTTTGCGCGGGTAATAAAACAACCAATACTGCCTACAGGGATAATTACAGTAAGATATTTAAAAAAGCCATACCTAAACACCAATTAGAGAATAAAGACCGCCCAGGACCGCCACAGGAGCTGATAGAAGACTTTATAGAAGATATCGAGGAGGATATAAATGAACTTACAAAGTAGTTATTGTAAGAGTTGTGATAAATATAAGACCTGTAAAACACCATGTCAGCCAGTATTAAGATATATCAACAGCGATTATGTCCCAAAGAGGGAAAAGACTATCTCTGAATTAACTACTAATGACTATGGGTATCACCAATTTCTAGACAGGGCTACTATACCTTGGGGTAATGGTGGTGCTTATTGTATTGATTATGAAGATTATGAATGGGTAGAGGATAGTTGTGGTTTAACAGATAAACAACTACATATATTTTTTCTGGCGGCGGTAGAAGGATTAACACAATCCAAAATAGCTACTATGTTAAACATAACCAGACAAGCTGTAAGTAAGAGTTTAAGATCAAGTAAATATAAGATATTAAAGGAGTTGTATCTATGGAATACAGAAGATTAGATATAACATATAAGGAGATATAAGTATGATAATATTAGGCGACGCTCTTACAGAGCTGAAACGATTAGATAGTAATAGTATAGATATGTGTATTACCAGCCCACCTTATTATGGATTAAGGGATTATGGTGTGGATGGTCAGTTAGGATTACAACTTACAGAAGAAGGACAAATTGAATTTCAGAAAACCTGAAACAATGGAAGTTTTCAGGATATAATAGAAAAAGGCTGACACCGGTATTAATATAGGATAAGTAGTTCTGATCCTAACGGCATGGATTAGAACTTACAATAAATTTCTCCTTTTACTCATAATTCAATACAAGTACTGGGTAGTTATTCTCCTTTCTATCCAGTACAAACTATTTAATACTTACTACAACAACTATTAGTATTAGTTATGGCTAGCCATAGGATAACATACTGATAGTATTTACTATTTTTAATTATATTAATATCCTGATAATAGGGAGTGTTATGGCAGAAAGAAACAAAGATGGTACATTCAAAAAGGGTACAACCCCCAACCCAGGCGGCAGGCCGAAAGGTATCAGAGCCACAGTCAGAGAGCTATCAAACGATGGTAGTGATTATATTATACTATTAGATAAGTGGGCGCGAGATGAAAGTCAACCTATAAAAGTAAGAAAAGATTGTATATCCGAATTACTAGACAGGGGGTTTGGAAAAGCAGTACAGTATAACGATAATACACACACATTTAATAGTACACTGAGTGATTTGTTGGGGGAGTTGGATGGATCAGAAAACACTATTGATACAATACCTAATATCGTGGCGTAGTGATCCTATTCTATTTATAAAACAAGTATTAAAAGCAAAACCTACAGCACAACAACTTGATATAATAGATAATTTCATAAAGTATAGGTTTATAGCAGTAAGATCTGGTAATAAGATAGGTAAAACTACAGTAGTTGCTTGGTTGATATTATGGTTTATGTGCTGTTGGAGAGACGCTAGAGTGCCATGTACCTCGCCATCAGAAAACCAGTTGAAAAAAGGTATATGGAATGAGGTAGGTAAGTGGTATAGAAAATTACCTGACTTTTTTAAACAAGAATTCTATTTGACCGCCGAAGCCTTAACAAACAAAACTAATGGTACATCATGGCAGGCATATATAAAGACTGCTACTAAGGAAAACCCAGAAGTATTATCTGGTGCTCATAGTGATAATATATTTGTAGTGATGGATGAAGGTAGTGCTATAGATGGTGATATAATTAATAATATACTACCACTATTAGGTAGTGTAAATGCCTACTGTATAATAATAGGTAACCCTATGAGGGCTTCTGGTTATTATTTTGATTTGTTTCACGGTAAACCTAGTATATTCAGGAAGTTATTGAAGTATTCTTCTGAGGATAGTATTCTCATGTCTAAAGAATTAATAGCAGCGTGGGAGCAGTCATATGGAAGAGAAAGTTCTTACTTCAAGGTACATGTTCTCGGCGACTTCCCAGACAGCGATGAAGATACACTAATACCTTTATGGGCTGTAGATGATGCTAAAGCAAGAATTATTGACGCCGGCGAGTATAAAGATGCTGATATAGTATGGGGAGTTGATGTAGGACTAGACCATGACGTATCAGTAATAGTAAAAAGACAAGGTAGAAAAGTACTAGATATTAAGAAATACAAACAGGTTAAAGATACAGTAAAATTGTGTGGTCTAATAAAAGAAGAGTATATAAACGATAGTAATAAAGGATTAAAACCGGTAGAGATACGTATTGATAGTATAGGTATTGGTAGAGGATCATTAGATATACTGAGGGATTGGGAATTACCAATAAAAGGTATTAATGTTGGTGAAGCACCACAGGAAAAAGGTAGATTTGCTAATATGAAGGCTGAATTATGGTATTTATGTAGGGATTGGTTTGTACAAGAGTGCCCATATATACCGGACGACGGCGACTTAATAATAGATTTACTATCAGCTACATATCAAACAAACTCGTCGGGGAAGATAAAGATGGAAAGTAAAGATCTAGTTAAAAAAAGAATAGGTAGATCACCAGATACTGGGGATGCCTTAATTTTAACTTTTAAGAAGGGTCCAAGTTATGATTACCAAATATTCACTGGGAGCTAGAATATGAATATAGTAGATAAGTTTCTTCATTTATTTATAAAACAGAATAATAAACCTATAGAAAAAGATATAACACCATCACAGGTAATGGAAGGTATAAAAAACGGTACACTATATGTGTTAGGATCTACCTCTCACGGTGATTTGATATCTAAAAACTATGTGGTATATAGGGGTGTAAATCTGATAGCTCAAACCATGGCACAGGTCCCTGTTAAGATATATAGAGGCGAGCAACCACTAATTGATGGTAGGCTGCCCAATGGTTTTGATTTCTTTAACCCAAATATAAATATGTCAATACAAGAGCTTATATATACATCCGCTTTTTACTATGTTTATAGAGGTGAATATCTTAACAGAATAGAACTTTTGGATGGGAGTAATACAAACGTATTAGCTTTATATCCTATTAACCCTAAACTAATGAAAGAACACACAGATGGTGATGAGATAGATTACTGGGAGTATGGTAAGTCATATGGTAAACAAAGGATAGAAAACGAACAAGTAATATTTATACCACAACTTAACCCTGATGGATTTAGAGGACTAGGCCCTATAGATGTAATAAAGAACGAAATAATAACAGATATCAATGCTACTAACTATAATAAATTATTCTTTGAAAATTTCGGTCGGGTAGGTAATATATTAAAAGATACCGAAGGTAATATATCAGCTGAACAACTAAATAAACTCATAGATCAATTTAACAACGCTCATCAAGGTGTTGGTAATTCACATAAAACACTAGGACTACCTAAAGGAATAGAGTACGAAGAACTACAACAAACACTGAGAGAGATGGAGTTCTTACAGTCCAGAAAAGATATTAGAGATAGGATATTGAATGTATTAGGTATACCTAAAGGCGTATTTGGTATAAGTGATGATGTAAACCTTGCTAATGCTCTTACACACGATAAAGTGTTTTGGTCTAAGACCATTAAACCTAACTTGTTGAGAATACAGAATAAATATAACCAACAGTTATTTAATAGGTATTTTCCAGGTTATGCTATGTATTTTGATTTCTCTCAGATAGAGGAGACCTTCGAAGACTATAAAGTAAAGGCAGAAACAGCTAAACTATTTATAGATATGGGTTATACTACTAATGAGGTAAACAAACGATTTGACTTAGGTATGCCAGAAATAGAAGGTCCGGCGGGAGAGTTAAGATTAAAACCAGCTAGTATGATACCAGTAGATGACTATCTTATACCTGTATCTGATAGTAAAGATATAGACATAATAACTACTAAAACCACCACTGATGTGATAGAAAAAAGTAGTAGGTCATTCATACGTAAATACAATATGTTACAAAGAGAAGTGGAAAAGAAATTTAACTCTAAGTTGAAGAGATATTTTAACAATCAATTAGGTAAAGTACAATCAGTAATTAATGGTACTAAAGATATAAATAAAACAGATATACTTATTAATATAAAGGTATTATTGGATGAAGAAAAAGATATTGTAGGTAAATCACTATTATCGGTGTATGAGGATGGATCAGAAAAAGCATCTATAATAGCTCAAGAAGCTGTAAATGTAAGAGCCGTATCTAGAGTTAATAGAGAAGTAGTAGATGGTATGGTTAATAAGATAAAAGGTATAAATGATCATACATATAATTTGATACGTAGTCAGGTAGTAGAAGCTATAGATGCCGGGGAAACCATAGATCAATTATCCAAGAGAATTACTGATGTATATAAATTTAATCAGTCGCGGGCTAGGACAATAAGTAGAACTGAGACGGGTGGATTGCTAAATAGAAGTACTTACGAGGAGTACAAACAGGTGGGGGTAAAGAAGAAACAATGGGTTGGTGGTAATAGACCCTCACACGCTTCCATAAATGGCCAAATAAAAAATATGAATGAAAATTTCGATAATGGTCTTGCTTACCCACATGATCCAAGTGGTCCAGCGTCCGAGGTAATTAATTGTACTTGTACGCTAGTGGCCATAATAGAATAATAATAGGAGTATAACAACATGTCAAAGATGATATACAAAACAATACAAGTAGATAGTAAATCAATAGATAGTGATAATAGGACTATCACTGTAATAGGGTCTAATGAGTCAGTAGACCGTGATGGTGATATAATTAAAGCTAATGGTATTGATACTAAGAATTTTAAGAATAATCCCGTTATATTATTTGGTCATAATCACAGAGATTTACCAATAGCAAAAGGTATAGGTAGGAAGGCGTGGGTTGATGATAATAAGTTGATGTTTAAAATACAATTCCCGACCGAAGAAGAATACGCTTTTGCTGATACAGTATTTAAACTATACAAAGGTGGGTATATGAATGCTTTTAGTATAGGATTTTTACCTGATTTCAATGCTATCGAACACACAGATGAGAAGACTTATAGGAAAACAGGTGCTCGTAGAATATTTAATAAAGCCGAATTGTTAGAGTTATCAGCCGTGCCAGTACCAGCAAACGCTACAGCTCTTGTGGCATCATTCAACAAAGCGTGGGAGTCCGGTGACATAGATGGTGATGAGCTAAAAGAATTAGAAGAGTTTGTAGAAGGATATAAAATGTCTGAAGTAGAAGATATAGAAAATAAACAAGTAGATGAACCCAATGAGTTAGAACTACTTAAACAGGAAATCATAGAACTTAAACAAAAGATAGTTGATATAGAAAAAACAAAAGAAATACAAGTAGATGTTTTTGATGGTTATTTAAACGAACTTTTCAAAGAGTTTGATCCTGATGTGGCGTCTGGAGCTAATGAGCTACCTAAAGACGACCTAAACAACAGCGACGACGAAGAAGAAAAGACATTCGATGAATATATAAATGAAATGTTAGGAGACAAATAATATGGATAACGAAAAGAAATTACAAGGTATGATAGATGAGGTTGTTAAATCTAGTACATCAGACCTTAAGTCGAAGATTGAAGAGTACGAAGCCAGACAGGCTAAGTTCGAAGAGGAACACGCTAAGGAAGTAGCAGAATATAGAGCTGCTCTTGAGAAATTACAGAATAAAAAGTTTAAAAGTGAGGGTGGACAGATATATAAGTTTGCTGGATATGACACATCCTTCAATAAGAACTTTAAGGCTTGTTTAGATAAAGAAGAGGCTGATAAGGTTGCTAAGTACTATTTAGATATGGCTAATGGTAAGGCCGTTGATTTTGCTAGTGAGATGCCTGTAGGTTTTGGCTCTACTATTTTAGGTCTAGCTGAACTTTCAAGTTCTGCTCTTTCAACCATGAGAGTACAGCCTATCAATACAGATACTTTTAAGGCACCTGTTAAAGCTACCCGTGAAACAGCTGACTCACAGGCCCATGGTACAGCTAGGGCTGCTACATCTATTACAGCTGCTACTGTTACATGGACACTGGATCAGAAAATAGGTAGTTATGTAGATGTATTAAGAAATAACATAAGGGATGCTAATGTAGATATTATCAATAGTTGGGTAATACCTATGCAGGCAGAAGCTATTGGTCAGTATGTTGATGCTGAAGTTTTTAATGGTACTAATAGTAAGTATACCACATCTGTTATAGATGTTACAGCTGCTGTTACGGCTTCTGGTGTTGCTGCTATCGCTGCTGCTATTACATATACTAACCTTAATACTATGTTTTATCATATCGCGTGGGAAAGAGGTATTATGGATGCTAAGTGGTATGGTAGTAGAGCTGCTCTTAAGGATATTAGTGCTCTTACAGATACTTATGGACAACCAATATTCCAGCAAGTACCTATTAATGGTAGACCTTCTCAGACTCTTATGGGGGCTCAGTATGTAATTACACCTACTATAGCTAATGCTCCAGCTAATGGCGCTATGAGGTTATGTTTTGGTGATCCTAACCAGTACATAATTGCTACAAGAGGCGATATAGAAAACCTTATTAACCCATACATCCTTATGAAAGAGGATACAATTCAATTTATTGCTAACTTTGAATCTGATGGTAATGTGGCTGATAATGCTACTGCTTCAGGTTCTGGTGCTTTTGCAGTAATGAGTAGGATCGATAGCTAATAATTTCAGTGGGGGATAGAAATATCCCTCACTTTAATACCTGGGAGGGTAAAGATGGATAAGAGGACGAAAGAGTTTAAGAATAGTAGGATAGTACTTACATGCTTGAGATGTAATAGATCATGGACAGATGTAGTGATACCTAATACCTGTCCTTTCTGTAAAGATGGTAAGGATATAGTAGTAGATAATAGGTATTCAGCCACAAATAACTATATAACAAAGTAGAGGATATAAAAATGTTGTGTTTAGTCAGTGAAGTAAAAAATTATCTTGGTATAACAACTATTGACAGTACGGAGGACGCCTTAATAGAGACGTTGATAGATGGGGTATCTAAACTATTTGAAATGTACTGTGGTACTGTTTTCGAAGCTACAGAGTATACTGAGTTTTATGATGGCGACGGCACGTCTTGTTTATTTCCTTATAACTATCCTATTACATCTATATCAGGTATATGGGATGATATGAGTTGGGAGTGGGGGGATAACACAAAGATAGAAGCTACTAACTATAGGATAAAGAATAGTAATACTATTATATTAAGAGATATAGTATTCTATGACTATGAGCAGAATATTAAAATTATCTACACAGCAGGTTATATCACTATACCAGCAGATATTAAACAGGCATGTGTAGAAGAAACAGCTAGAAAGTATAAAGGTAAAGAACACATAGACATGGTATCTCTATCATTTGGTACTGAATCTACTACTAAATATATTAATGATTTACTACCTACTACTAAAACAGTATTATCAAAGTACAGGAAAATAAGTATATGCTAGATATATCCATCAAAATAGATACTAAGGACATAGAAAATATATTACCTAATTTCAAATCTGGTATTTTGAAGGGTATGAAACAAAGTATGCTATATGCTGAGGGGGCATCGAAGAAAAGATTTGGTACGCAAGGCAATTTACAGGTAAGAACTGGACGTCTAAGAAATTCTATAGTTGGTGAAGCACATCAAGAAGATAATGATACTTATGTAGGATCTATTGGTACATCAGTTATTTATGGACCTATCCACGAAACAGGTGGTGTAATAAGAGCTAAGAATGGACCATATCTTAAGTTTAGAGTAGATGGACACTGGGTATCTAAAAAAGAAGTTACTATACCTGCCCGACCTTTTTTACGGCCGGCAATCACAGAAAATATAAGTAGAATACGTGATATAATTATAGATTCTATCATTAAAGAAGTGGAGAAATAAATGAGCACACTCAATGACATCCTTAAACAAATTAAAACCGATATAGAGTCTTATATTGATCCATCTAACACTAGTAGTGGTGGATATAGGTATAAAACAGCCATAAAAGATGTGAAGCGTGGCGTCTATGGCAGTGATGAGTGTAATCAACTACCTACTGTGGTCTATAGACTGGATTATGAAGAAAGATATAACGAGATGGGCGGTATAGGTGGTAACGGTATACGAAAGATGTTTGTTTATGTATATGCTTTTATACAGACAAAGACTTATAAAAACGATGAAACAGCCTGTGATTCAGCTCATGACTTATTGGAAGATCTAAAGAAGTTTTTTTATCACGACTTTACATACAAAGATAGTACAGAAATAAGTACTGCAAGTACAAGTGAGTTAGGTTTGAAGTATCCTTTAAACCTAGTAGAATTAAACGTAGAAATACTATATAACTATATTATATAGTTATACAATTTAAAAACAGAGAGGTAAATAAATTATGACAATATTATCAAGAAACGCTACTGTTAAAGTGGGTACTGTTACTGTAGCAGATATGGCAACTGTAACACTTAACAGATCGATGGAGGTTATACAAGAGTATATATTGGGTAGTAACTATCAGAAGACGTTTGGTACAATGCCTATGGTATGGGGTTATGATGTAGAGGGTGTTTATGATCCTACAGATACTACTGGACAAACAGTATTAGAGAATGCTGCTATATCAGGTACATTACTTGATATTAGAGTATACAGGGATGCTACTAATTATTGGGGCCCTAATACTGGTTTGGATGCTAACAGTGGTTGTTATGTAACCGCCGCTCCTATCACCGTTGGTGGTGGTGGTGCTGGAAGAATTAGTTTTACCATTGCTGGTACTGGCGCTGCTACTTGGGCTACAGTATCCGGGTAAATAAAAAATACAGGGGGGTAATAAATTATGAAGATAAATAAGAAGATAACAGAAGCTAAGTGGGTAGATTACAACGAAGAGGTAAAATTACTACTTAAACCTACACCTCTATCTATAGTATTTGGTAATGTAAGTAATATAGCTATGGCTAGATTTGTGTATGCTGTAGAGGACTGGCAGGGGATAGAAGATACTGAAGGTAATAAATTTGAATGTAACAAGGATAACAAAGAGTTTATGTTTGATTATGCTATTGAAATAACTACTTTTGTATCTGCCTACTTAGATAAATTAACAGCGATACAGGCGGAAGAAATAAAAAACTAGAAGAGCTCGCAGAATTTTTATTTTCCGGGGATAACCTAAGTTGTAGTGAGTGTATTAAATTTCACCAACTTAAAAATAAAACCCCTGACTGCGAGCACTGTGAGATGCCTAAAGTATTACCTGGTAATATGTTGGTTATGTCTATTATTAGTACATATGCTCCACTTTTTTTTGATGGTATGGGTGGTATATCCGCCACCGGTATACAGATGGCACTAGAAGCAGAGGGATTAGTAGGTAATAGAGAGTTAATTAAAAAGATAATAAGTTATTGTACGGCAGCACTCAAATCTAGCAACTCAAAGGATGATACTAATGGCTGACAAGAAAATACAAATAGATCTTAAACTTATAGATAAGTCATCTAGTGATATCAAAAAGTTTGGTAAGAATATAGATAAGTCACTGGATGGTGTAAAGAGTAGTGTTAAATCTACTACATCTGTATTTGATAAGTTAAAGACATCCATGGCTAATGTATCTAAACCTATATCTGCCATGAAGAGATATAACGATCAGATAAAGCAGACAGAAGCGTCTATTAAGAGACTATCGGCTGAGAGTAATAAAGTTAAGAGTATAGCAGCTACTGCTGGTGCTTCCGGCGGGCTTGCCGGTGCTAAAGGTGTTGTTGCTGGTAGTGCTATAACTACAGGACTTGCTGCTGGTGTAGGTAGTGGTGCTTTAGGTAATAGTGGTATTACAAACGCAAGTAAAGGTATATCAGACCTTATGGAAAGAAATAAAGCATTGGAGTCGGGTATTGGTACTATTAAAAACCAATTAAATGCATATGAGGATATAATTGGTGGCACAGCGTCGGCCACTAGAGACTTGAGCAAAGCAGAGTCTGAGTTAGTAGTTAATAAAAAACTAATAAATACACATACTGAAAATTTAAATAATTCTACTAAAAAACTAGCATCAACCACATCTACTAAACTATTACCAGGGTGGCTAAAACTGGTAGCTGTTGGTTATGCCTTGACTAAATTTCTTAAGTCTAGTTACCAATCCTATGCTGAGCAAATTGATGCTGAGACCAAACTATCGGGTGTATTGAAGGCTACTGGTTATACAGCTGGTTATACTACTGAGGAATTAAAGAAATATGCCGCTCAATTACAGAAAACAACCACCTATGGGGATGAAGTAGCAACCAATACTATGGCTATACTAACTAGCTTTCGTAATGTCCGTGGAGATGTGTTTAAGGACGCTACAGAGAGTATTTTGGATATGGCCACTGTTATGGGTACTGATGCTGCTTCTGCTGCTTTACAATTAGGTAAGGCTTTGAACGATCCTATAGATGGTATATCAGCTCTTACACGAGTAGGTGTATCTTTTACTGAGGAGCAGAAAAAACAGATAGAAAAGTTTATAGAATTAGGTGATGTCGCCTCTGCCCAAAAAATTATATTGAAAGAATTACAGGTAGAATTCGGCGGAGTAGCCAAAGAGATGGCCAAAACCGATGTAGGTAAGATAAAACAGATGGCTAATGAATGGGACGACCTCAAAGAAAAGGTAGGTCAGTTTGTGGCTGGGTTTGCTGAAGCTTTATCACCGTTTTTTACATGGACCATGAAGATGATAGGTGTAGTAATAGATGGTTTTAATAAACTATTTTTAATTACTATACCAGAGGATGTGAAGGTTGCTGAAAATCAACTAGAAAGAGCTAAAACATCATTAAAAAGCTATGAACAAGAATTATTAAGAATACAGAAAAGTATATCTGCTGATGATGGTAATTATTATGTGATATTGGCTAGTAAAATAACAAATCTAAAAGAAGAGATATCAAAATTACAGACTTTTGTTGATAAAAATAAAGCAGAGACAAAGGGTGTGGAACTAGGAAAAACAGAGAAATATAGTGTAGACACATCAGTAGACAAAGATCAACTAAAAAATATGGAAGAATTATATAATAATGCTCACTCGTTGAAACTAGAAAACGATAAATGGTTTGAGCAGAGAAATATGTCGGCCATGGATAAAGAAATAAATGACTTGAATAGAAAATATCAGATAGAAGTAGAGATGCTAAGTGAATATGGTATGAGTATAAAAGAAACCACTGCTAGGATGGAAGCTGAGACAAAAGCTATACGAGATGAGTATACTGATAAAAATATTAAAGTCATAAGAGATATGGAAATCTCTATACAAGAAATAAAAGGTAATTATAGGGAGGCTGACCTCATAGCCTTAGAGGGTTGGTATGCTGAACAAAAGGATTTATATGCCGGTCATGTAGAAGCTTTACAGAAAATCGATGAGTTGTATAATTTACAAAAAACTGAATTACAGAAAACAGAAATACAGAAATGGTCCGATGAAGTAAGTAAAATGAAAGTTACTTGGGCTGATGTTGCTGAAAACATGAGTAGTAGTATGAGTAGTGGTTTTGATAGTATGTTGGATGGTACTAAAAGCCTTAAAGAAGGTTTCGATGATATGTTAAAGTCCATGGTTAATAACCTGATAAAGATGGTAGCTGAGATGTATATTTACAAAGCAGTGGCTGCTGGTATGGATTGGGCGGGTGGAACAAGTTGGGGTGGTAAAATGGGTTTCAAAGATGGTGGTGTAACTCCTAAATTACCTGGAGCTGCTGATGGTAATATATTCAGTGGACCAATGTCTGGATACCCAGTTAATCTACACGGAAATGAGGCAGTAATACCTCTTAAAAAAGGTAAAGTACCTGTTGATTTAAAGAACAATAGACAAGCCACCACTATCAATATGTATATTAGTACACCAGACGCTAGTAGTTTCAAAAGGTCAAGGTCACAAATTATGGCTGATATAAAAAGGGGTGTAGTATAATGGAAATAAATCAATATTGTACAAGATCCATAACAAATACCAACATGGTTATTGACTACAATAATTACTATGTTACAAAACCAACCATACTAATAACACTATCAAGTGGGACCACTAATGTAATAATAAACACACTCCCAGAATACTTATCAGGAACAGGAGAGATATATAGTAAAGTCACACTTACTTTTCCAGTTAGTGATGTGGGTAAGGAATTCAACCTACTAGTAGTAGGTGAATAAGTGTATAGAAAAAATTACAATATCTGTCTGTGTTATCATGGATTTAGTACTACTAATAATGGTAAAGCTACTTTTACATCACATAGAGATGAAGTTAAAGAACAAATAAAATACCTACAAGAACAAGGATATGTATTTGTCTGGCCTAGTGAATATAAAGACTGGTATAAAGGTGACTACAATCCTACTACTCCTATAGCATGTATTACTATAGATGACACACTATCTAGTGTATCTAATATAGAACCATGGTTCCGAGAAAATAATATAAAATATAGTATAGCTGTTATAGCCCGCCGATTAAGGAAATTATCTCCAGAATCTGGATTTCTATCCTGGTCACAATTGAAGACATACTATGATAGTGGGTTATGTGAACTATTACACCACACCTACAACCTACATAACTTAGCCATTGGATATAATGAAGACACTGGTGAATTAGATGGAGCTCCTCCTATGGATGGACCGGTGTGGGTAGATAATGGTCAATTAATATATTCCACAACAGGGTCTGGTATATACTACAGTTATGAATATGTAGATACCGACTCATGGTCTTTTCCATTATTTGGATCAGATCCAGGTGAGGACTTCAAATCACTTATCACAAGTAATGTTTTTTTCAGGTCAGAAATAACTGGTCAAATAACAGCCCTAAGATTGTGGGCTGCCGGGCATTCTTATCCATCATCTTCTACAAAAAACAGATCATATGGATATCCAGTCAATATAAAAGTATATGTTGATGATGTAGAAAAAGCAGATACTACTATAGGATTAGATCAATACGAGACAAGAGCACAGTGGCCAGAGAGAGAATTCGTAACAGTAGCTATAGATACACCTTTTAATGTAGTGTCTGGTACTAACTATAAATTAACTTTTGAAACACAAAATATAGGTGATGGTTGTTTTAACATATTTGCTCAACACGATGTACAGGATACAGATTATTATCTAAACAGTAATTGTACTTCACTGGTACATAACGATGTAACAATTCGTAATATAGACTTCCCTCCTGGATATGACTGGCCTGCTAGGGCTGGTATAATACTATCTACTGGTGGTTATGTATCATCTGACACCGACTACAGTAATTATATTTCAGATGACTTTAATAAATTTGCCGGCGCTATAAATAATTATAGTAATGCTACTTGGACAGCACATAGTACTGGTTATATTGAAGGTAATGAAGATCCTAATTTAGAAGTAATGGTATTTGGTGGTGACTATGGCGATGGCACATTAGTAGATACTAAATTTAAGATAGATGTAACAGAAGAATTTACAGCAGAATTATTCAGACTAAAATATCCAAGTAATATAGGTACTTACTATCCTATAGTTGTAAGTGTTAGTATTAGTGGTACTGGCTTTAGTAGTTGGACACATATACAGGACTTTATACCTAATTGGTATGATTACCACTGGCAAGAAGTTAATATAGATACTCCTATTACTATACCAATAGGATCTTATTGGATTAGATTTGAAACAAAAAATAATAGTCCTACTGGAGCTGTTGGTTTAGTTAGAATGTTTATGGACCAAGAAGTAGTACCATCTCCAATATGGTTATATTTACAACCAGAGATGTTGGAGAAGATACAAAGTGGTGAGTTGGGCGAAAGACAACATAATGGACATTACTATGATGCGTTTGAATACTGGTGGATACCTGATTATACTTATATACCAAACTACACAGTGATAAGTACTGACTATACAGATGTATTTCCATTAGATACTATTATGTATGATATGTATTATGACTCCCACACCAGTCAGTATATAAATGAGGGATTTTATCATACTTACACCCTAGGTGGACCTGGAAAACCATTCTTTGAGTTTATGAGTTATACTTCTGGAAGTGGTATACCACAACCAACAGTCATGGCTTATCCTTTTGGTAGTTATTATAATAATGGTGAAGGATCTACTATATGGAAGTCTAGAGAAGATATCAATACTACACTTAAAACTGTTATGAATAATTATGGTATGACTAGTGGATTAACTATTTATCCCACAAGAGTAGAACAAGAATCAGTACATAGAGAGCCTGATTTAAGATATACTGAGTATGTATTACCAAGAGTGATGTTATATGGAAACTTATCACAGGATGTGTGCTTAAACCACATCAAGGCTTATACAGGTAGACTATATCAACACGTACAGCATGGAGGTGTTGGTTGGCAAGTTGCTTTTGAACCAGATCCTTTTGGTAATGCTTTAATAAGACATTCCACACAAGCATTGGACCATGTATGTTTTGATGCTTGGTTTTTTGGTGTTAGTGGTACTATAAATAAGAGTATAATAGCAGATGGTGGTATTTATTATGATATAACTGATAGAAATGGTAATTTCTTAGAAGGTGAAACAATAACAGAAGCTGATAGTAGTGCTACAGCAGAGGTGGTGTGGGCTACTAATAATAGTAGTAGTGATATACTAAAATTAACAAATATATCTGGTACTTGGAGTGGTAATAAAACTATAACTGGTAATTTAAGTGGGGCTACTGCTATGGGTGATCCTGAAGGACCTTTGGAATATGAAGATGATGTAGGTTATTGTAATGATAGGGGTATAAAAACCTACCTTATTTTATCCAACTATAATTCTGATCCTCTGGTAGATGATGTAGACCCAAATATAGCCAGATATGTGTTAGAACACCAAAATGAATACATAAGCCAAGTGGCTGACATTTGCCTTAATGGTAGGTGGAGTGGTATTCAGATCAACTTGGAAGGAGTACCTGAAGATTTAAGATCCGAGGCTAATACTTTTTTTAAGGATTTATCAAGAGAACTACATTCAGTTGGTAAATTAATATCTACTACAGCCCCGGCAAAAACAGGCACTAGTTATGACCAAACAAGTTGGACTGATTGGTGTGATTTTGGATACATAATTAAATATGTAGATTTTATGAAAATTATGAGTTATACAGAATCAGGTGATTGGTCAGAACCTGGAGCACATGCTCCTGATTGGTTTTGGAAAGCAGTGTATGATTATACAAGTAGTGTAGTACCCATAAGATTTTATCCACGATTATATGTTGGGTCTACAAATGCTTGTGATATATGGACAACAGGAGCTGATACAATATACGACTCTTACCATACGGCACTAGCCAATGCTTTTGTGTATGGAGGCAAAATAACACAAAGAGACCACGAGGGTTATTGGTATACAAATAATAAAAGTTGTTATTTTGGTAGCCCTGTAAGTATTAAAAGAGCTGTTGATGAAGCAAAAAATAGAGGTTTTGGTGGTGTTGGTATATGGGATGGTGAAAAGGGCGACATCTACGAACAATGGCCAACTTACTATACATTAAGGAGTGACTATAATATGAGTTTCGTAAATATACAATTTCCAACCGATATATCCGTTAATTGTGTCGGTGGACCAACTTATTACACAGATGTAGTAAAAGTAGCATCTGGTCATGAAAAGAGAAACCAAAGATGGTCAGCTCCTCTTTGTGAATATGAGGTTGGTTATTTAAATAACAAAGCACAATTAGATACTTTAATATCATTCTTCCGGGCCAGAAAAGGTAAAGCCGTAGGATTTAGATTTAAGGATTGGTCTGACTATTCATCTACTGCTAGTGTTTTGGGATACGGTAATGGTACTACTACCAATTATCAATTAACTAAAACATATACATCTGGTGGAGCATCTGAAGTAAGGAATATAACACGGCCTGTAGTAGGAACTGTTACTGCTTATGTTGATACAGTTGCTAGTGGTGTGGTAGTAGATTATGAGACTGGTATTATATCATTTACTAATCCTCCAGCCAGTGGAACACAAATAACAGCCAGTTATGAATTTGATGTGCCTGTAAGGTTTAACTCAGATGAAATGAAATTACAAATGAGAACTGAAGATGTCGGTGCTTGGACCGGTATAACACTAACGGAAATAAGAGAGTAATTATGAGAACTATATCTAACGAACTACAGACACACCTAGAAAGTGAAACAACCACAATATGTACTTTGTGGAAGCTAACACTAAAAGATAATACAGTTATGGGATTTACCGATCATACTGTCGGTATTACATATGGTGGTGTGGTTTATGAATCCGAAGCTGGTTATATGCCGTCAGCTATATCTTACACAATAGATACAGATGTGAGTGACTTGGATATAACTGGATTACTTGATAGTGGTTTTATCACACAAGTAGATATAGAATTAGGTAAGTATGATTACGCCGAAATAATAGTGTATTTAATTAATTATATGGATACATCCATGGGACATATATTACTTAAAAAAGGGTGGTTAGGTGCTATAGAAATAAACAACGATAAATACACAGTAGAGTTATTATCACTTATGGAAGCACTACATTCCAGTGAGATATGTAATTTATACAGTCCGTCATGTAGAGCTATATTAGGTGATACTAAATGTGGTATTAATTTAAGTAGTTATACAACATCAGGTACTGTTAGTAGTGTATCCAGTAGTACTATCTTTAATACTAATATAACAACAAAACCAAATGATTACTACAACAATGGTTTAATTACATGGATTAGTGGTGATAATATAGGTGAGACTATGGAGGTTAAGGACTACACACAATCAAGCGGTATAGTTACTATATTTCTGCCTATGCCTTATACTGTTGTTTCTGGTGATACTTTTACCATACACCCAGGGTGTGATAAATCATTATCAACTTGTAGTGGCATATTTAGTAATGTTATTAATTTCAGGGGGGAACCATTCTTACCTGGAACAGGTGATTTGTTAGAGTACGCTAAAGGTAGTAAGAGCTATCAATCAAGTGTAGAGGAGGAAGAATAATGACTACACGACAAGATGTCATAAACGAGGCCAGGACATGGATGGGAACAAGATTTCATCACCAAGGTCGATTGAAAGGTGTAGGCGTTGATTGTATAGGTATTTTATCAGGTACTTTACAAGTATTAAATTTACTTAAATATGACAACATAAACTATACCAAAGATCCAGACAGTGATAAATTAGTATCAATATGTGATAAATATCTTATAAAAATACCAATAGAAGAAGCCAAACCAGGTGATGTATTACTTATGAGTTGGCGTAGAGGACCACAACACATGGCGCTTTTAACAGACCAAGGTATACTACATGCCCACATAGGTGTAAAAAAAGTGGTAGAACATGTCTATGATGATGAATGGAAAGCACGTACAGTAGCGGCATATAATATCCCGGGGCTGGAGGACTAATCATGAGCTGGCAGGGCGCCCTAGGGGCTGTTGGATCAATTGTAGGTAGTTATTTTGGAGGACCTATTGGTGGTGCTATAGGTGGTGCTTTTGGTAGTTTGATTGGTGCTGGTATTGATGGTCCTGAACAACTATTCTATCAACAAGAAGGATACAGAATTGATGACCTAACATCTGTACAAACAACATCTGCTTATGGATTACCGATACCAATAGTATATGGACGATCAAGGGTTGGAGGGCAGTTAATATTTTCCAGTGGTCTAAAAGAAACTATACACACAGACACAACCACAGTAAGCACTGGAAAAGGTGGTGGTGGAGTAGAATCAACTACAGAAGTAACAACTTACACATATAGTGTAGATTGTGCTATAGCGTTGTGTGAAGGACCTATAATAGGTGTAAGAAAAATATGGGCAGATGGACAATTAATATACAACATATCTACAGACGCCGATGCCACCACACTGACAGAGTCCTTAAAACTTAATGATATAATGACAGTATATAGTGGTACAGAAACACAACTACCTAACACATTGTTACAAAGTTATGAGCCTAATTCACCAGCATACAGGGGATTGGTTTACATAGTATTTGCTGATTTACAATTAGGTGATTATGGTAATAGAATACCACAATTAAGTTTCGAGGTAATTAAAGACGGGCACTGGTCTGGTGATAATATAGTAGTAGAAAATATAAGTTTATCTTCTGTGTTATTAGATATGATAACTACTAGGTCAAAAATAACCGAGGGTGATGTAGATGTATCGTTACTGACATCAGAATTGGTTGGATATAAAATAGACAGTAAGTCCGACATAAGTAAATATATAGAACAACTACTTGTTGTATATACCATGGATGTTGTGGAGTCAGAAGGTAAACTAAAGTTCGTGCCTCGTGGTGGATCAGTAGTGGCTGAAATACCTGAAGATAGTCTGTGTGCTTATGATGATAGTGGTGGTAATAAAGAGGAACAGGATTATCTTACTATACATAGAGTTAAAGAAAGCGATTTACCTAAACAAATATCTATATCTTATTATGACCCAGATAAAAAATATGAGGTGTCAGAACAACACATTATACGACAGAATGTACAGACAAAAAGAGAAGTGTCTATGGAATATCCTATGATACTAACAAACACCCAGGCCATACAATTGATAGAAATACTATTATACTCAGCATGGATTGCCAGGACTACTTTTGAATTTAAATTATCTTTTGATTATCTATACTTAGAGCCTGGTGATATAGTAGAAGTAACTTACAATAATACGGTGTATAACATAAGAATAGCTTATATGGAATTGGGGTACCCTGGATTAATTAACATAAGGGGTTATGCTGATGATGCCAATACTTATACAAGTACTACTATAGGTACTGGTGGTACAGTAGATGAAAGTATATCAGGTATATCAGACACAGTTATTAATTTTATGGATATGCCATTAGTTAATGATAATGATGATGATTATGGTTTTTATATTGGTGTTTGTGGAGAAACAAGTAGTTGGAATGGTTGTATTATTTACAAATCCTTAGATGGTGGAATAACATATACAGAAGATAGATACATAAAAACACCTACTACTATGGGAGTATCTGAAACGATATTAGGTAGTTGTAATCAGTATTGTTGGGATGAACATAATACAGTAGATGTACAACTATACTACGGACAATTAGAGAGTAAAAGTGATGCTTCAGTACTTAATTTCGAAAATATGGGATTACTCGGCGACGAAATAATACAATGGAAAAATGCTACACTTATAGGCACAAACAAATATAGATTATCTGGATTACTAAGGGGATGTAAAGGCACTGATTATGCTATAGACTCACATACAATAGGAGAACGTTTTGTGTATTTGGTTAGAGGAACATATACCAGAAACAAATCATCTCTTAGTGAAGTTGGGGTACCACTATACTATAAAGTAGTGTCTTATGGTAATTACATATCCGATGCCAGTGTTTATATGTTTACTAATGCTTCCCGTGGTAAAAGACCTCTATCACCAGTACATATAACTGCTACAAGAGATATATCAGGTAATATAACAATAGAATGGATTAGGAGAACTAGGGTTGGTGGTACTTGGAGAGATTATACAGATGTACCATTGGGAGAAACATCTGAGTCATATGCTGTTGAAATTAATAGTGATGGATGGACTACTTACTATAGGACTATAAGTTCTACAACAACTAGTTGTGTATACACATCCTCACAACAAATAGAAGATTTCGGGTCAACACAAAGCTCTGTGGAAATCACATTGTATCAAATATCAGCAGAAGTTGGCGGTGGATTTACTGCCATCACCACAGTATAAGGAGACAACATGACAACACCAACAAAATATCTACCTGAAATGTCATACAACCAGAGCCAGAAACATGTTACCCACAACGAGGCTTTAAGAATGATAGATGGGTTATTGTTATTAACAGTACAAGATAAGGACTTATCAGAGCCTCCGGCAGATCCTGTTAATGGTACTTGTTATATACCATCCACAACTGCTACAGGTGTATGGTCTGGGTATGAGAACTACATAGCTCACTATCACACCAGCTCATGGCATTACTACTCACCTTGGTATGGATGGTACGCCTTCGTTTCTGACGAGCAGGCATTTTATTGGTGGGATAATAACAGCTGGCAGAAATTTGCTACTGTATTAGCTAGTGGTACAAACTACTGGTCTCAAAATGGTAATGTAACATACACACTAGATCCAGTTGGTATAGGTACACCTACTGTTAGTGGTGTTATGCTGGCAATTGATGGTGGTATAAGATGTACATCTATAACAGTTGATAGTATAACAACTAGTGGTATAGAGGTTAATGGTAACATACAATGTGTAGGTTTAACAACTAGTGGTATAGAAGTTAATGGTAATATAGATATAACTGGTGATATGACAGTTAGTGATGTAACAGTATTAGGAATTAAAATAAATAGTGCTACAGACTGGTTTGGAGCAGCGTCAGTACCGGATGCCCCGGCATTAACATCTGCTGACTTTGATGACCAAACAACAGGAACAGCTTCAACGTCTCAGGTATTAAGAGAGTTTGATGGTGACTGGGAGGATATCAATGACAATTTTTCAACAGTAGCCACAGAAGTTAATAAACTAAGACAGGACTTATCAGATACTAGATTACAATTAAATGATTTATTAGCACAACTCAGAATAAGTACTGGTTGTGGAGTAATAGATGGTTAAGGAGATAATATGACTACACCAAACATAAGTATGCCTGAAATTTCAGTAAGTCAGGCGACAAAATATGTGACACACAACGAAGCACTAAGAGTACTTGATGGTTTATCTATGTGTATCATCCAGGACAGACATTTAACTACTTTAGCTAGTGGTACTAATGGTTATATGTACATCCCTAAAGCAACAGCTACAGGACCATGGGCTGGTGAAGAAAACAATATAGCTCATTACTACAATGATACTTGGTATTTTTATGAACCAAAACCTGGATGGCATGCTTTCTGCTTAGACGAACAAAAATTAATTTGGTGGTCAGGTAGTACATGGGCCACAATATCTGGATAAGAGAGGGAAAATATGGCATCAATATACACTTATTATGTTAGTAATAACAGATTC